CCAGCCGAGTGTCATCCACCGACATATTCATGCCGCCAACAAACGACTGTTGTGAATAATCAGCCACGGTGATAATGCCAACGTCTTGCCAGCGTCATGCTGTCATGTCCATGCCGTCCGAATTGCATAATACGTTTCTGCCCACGCTCAAGGTCAGCTATCTTACGGCCCAAATCGCGTGTTACTTTTCCGTCGTAAACCATCGCCTCCTGCAACTTGCCCTGCTCTTCCATGAACAACTGCATCATCTTGTGCATCACGATGTTCTCAAAACCGTAGAGTGGGAATGGATCGTTGTCGCTCTTGATGTGCTTCAACTTCTTCTTATACAAGACTTGTAGAGTGTGCGAATCATCTTGAGCTGATGTGTCATCCCAAGGAAACTCGGAGATGTCCACTATCATATACTGAGCCTCGGTCTCGTCGTGTGGTATCTCAGAATAAATAATTGATGTGTCGGCTGTGTCCACCAACCTGACCAACCCGCCGTCGTTAGCTGTGTAACCACCAAACCGTTCGTTGTTTGTGTCAAACCGTCTCATGCCCACAACAGATGTAATGGTGCGATTGTTGTCCAGCGTGAGTGCTATTGAGTGTGGCGACGATGTAGTTGTGTAGGCCGCTGCCGTACTTGGGTAACTTGGCCACACCTCAAGTGTTTGTCTGTCCGAAGCTGATGTCTCAAATGTCACCGCAAGCTTCTCCGTGGCTGCAATATTTGCAAACCAATGAACTGTCAAGCCAGTTGCAGAACTACCGCGAGTACCTGTAATTACCGAAGACAGGGACTTCTTGAGTGGTTCGTAGCCGACAACCCGCCAGCAATGATTGTCACTTCGCCAGTTGTTCTGGTTGTATTCTGACAGGAGATTGTTGATGTCCCACGTTAGCTTCGACTCTTTTTCGCGCATCGCACGAATTGCATGGACATCACGACTCAGGGCGATTCGTTGTTTACCGGCAACGTAGAATTCTTCTTCAACCAATGAGCCGGGGATGTCAACGTGTTCATATACTGACTGCATTGCCTCGTTGAGAAAGTCGAGAATGACGTAGCGTTGGTTTGCGTCACCCGCGTTGAGGCCGACCTTACGCCCAAACCTGTCAATTATGTATTCAGCACTCATCGTTTAGTAATTGCGACGATTGTTGGCTTTGCTCTTTTTGTTATAGCCGACACCGTTGTTGCGGCTCTTTTTGTGATGGCGACCACCGCTTGGCTTGACCTCTTCGTTATTGTTGTCCAACTCATGCTTTAGTTCCCTTACAGCACCTAGCAATTCATTCACGCTGTCTTGCAGCTCATCCCTGTCACCTGCGCTCAATTTCATACTCAAGTTTTGCTACCTTTTTTAGCGCGGCCCTTGTGAACTCTGGTGCTGCTTCTCTTGCCTTTTGAAACTGTGGATGTTGGCTTAACTCCTTTACCCCCTCCAACTGTGGTGTGCTGCACGCGCTCACCATCGATAAGAGCATCAATGTGGCCCAACTTGTCTTCCAACCGATTCTTTGCATTGGCTTCCTTCAAGGCATCCGCAAGTTTATAGACCAACCGTTCCAATGACGGTATGGCTTTAAACAACGATGCAAGTAATCTAACTATCCCCATTCGTGTCGCTTTTCACACCTTTCCGCAGAAAGACAGCCAACAACGAGGTAATCACCACGTTTATCATCACGCCCATCTCCATCTCTCCAGAGAAATAAGCACCCACAGCCGCGAGTATCCCGCCAACTGCCGTCATATATGTTTTCTTTCCTGATAGCATTATCTTTTCCTCAGTAGTTCCTGCACTTTAAGTGCAATATATAATAGCGTTACTAAACTAATTGCAACTTTTAATAAAATATCAATTTCAAGTAACCAGTTTCCTAATCCTGAGACCGAAGCCGCAAGAACTTTTAAATCATCTAGGTTCATGTAAAAATCGCTCAACTAACATTTGCTTGGCAACTTCTATTACACCAATCATTTGCTCCAAAGTCAAGTCCAATTCCTGTTCAGAATATTCAACGGCTTGACATATCCTACGAGTGAAATCGTCTAGTTGTTGTCTCTCGGTCATGACTTACGCCTTCGATTTCTTGATGCTTTCCTTGCGTCAATTCTTTGTTGCGCATAACCCTTCTGAGTCTTTTCGGTCTTCTTCTTCTCAGCTGCTCGCTTGTTGGCGGCTACAGCATCCTTACGCGCTTTATCTGCTTTACGCTTACCTTCCTTAATCTTATCCCCTTTGTAAGCTTTTACATGAGCATCCTGTTCCGCAGCCTTACGTTGTGCTTTTTTAGCTTTTCTAGCCTTGCGCTCGTTTAATCTGTATCGTGCCTTAACGTGTTCATCTAGTTGTTTGCCTTTGGCCTTTGGCTTGGCTGATCCCGCAAAAGGATTCTTTTTGCCGGACTTGGTTTTTGGCTTTGAAGCTTTTGCAGCCTTTGCGCCAAATGGATTCGGCTTTTTGATCTTACGAACTTTACCACCTTGACGGCTCAATCCTTGCGCCTTCAACAACTTGCGATCAGCTTTCTTCAGGCCAACTCTAGCCCTTCTTGCGGCACGTTTTGTGGCTTTAGCTCCCGTTACCGCAGCTCGACCAGTAGCTTTTGCACTAGTTGCTACGGCTCGACCTGTTGCTCTAGCACCTGTGGCAGCTCCGCGACCTGTAGCTTTGACTCCTTTTACGATACCGCCGCCGATTTTCTTTGCTCCACCAGCCGCTTTGAAAGCACCACCAGTTGCTATTAAAATTAACAAATCTTTTGCAGCTTTTCCCGCGAGTTCAGCCTCGTCCAAGTGCGTCATGTTTTTTACGTCTTTACCATATATCTTGGAAAGAAGTGTGGTCATGCCTAGCGGATTCCTAAGCTTATCACCTTTAAATCTACCTTCTATTTCAGATCGAAGATTCTTGCGCCGTTGATCATTAGCCAACTTCTGCGCTGGTGTTAATGATTTCTTTTTAGGTGTTGCATTCTTGGCAGCAGATTTTGGTGCAGCTTTTTTAGCAACAGACTTTGGTGCTGCTTTCTTGGCAACTTTCTTGGTCGCTGATAGGTGCGGACTGGGCTTTGGCTTGTACGTTATTGTTGTACTGCCATGCGTTGTCTTTGATCCTTTAGGTGATCCTGCCCTGAATTTTGATCCTGCCCTGAAATTACGTTTTACTTGTTCTTTCAGTTTCTTTGCCACCTGAGCTTTGCGAGCGCGACTCCGCGCACCACTTTTCTCAGCCAATTCCATTAGGCGTTGACCGCCTTTCTTTCGTGTTGCCATAAATTATTCTCCGGGTTTCCAGTTGGGGTTAGATGGGCTTTGATTGTAATTAGCTGGGCCACTTGTCTCTATCTTTTGACCTCTAGGAGCTTGTGCAATAGGTTGATACCATGGACTTGATGGGCCTCCTAGTAATTGTGGTCGGCTAAAGACTATACGATTATCCCCATGCCTCAAACCAGAATCACCATAAGCAACTACATTGCTTAAATCCTGTCTTGATGGCATAGCTTCGTTACTATAACCAAGTGTTCCCAAAATACCTTGACCCGACATTGTACCTTGTATTGGTGGATCATTGTATGGTTGTAAATCTTGTACCGGTCTTTGTGCCGCAGGATTAGATGGACTATTTCCATATTGATACTGACCTCTTATTGCTGCGCCACTTGTCCATCTATTTGGATCAGATTGTATGGTGTATCTGTCTTCGTATGTCGGGGCTTTGGCTCTTGGTGATAGGGGATTTTCATTGCCAGCCTGACCGCGCCAACCGTGAAAATTCATCGCATTCGTGTTCCATCGCGCTGGTTGCAGGTCTGGCACTTGGTGTTGTGCTGCCGCACCACCTCCGTGATATGGGCTAAAATAAGACGGTGATTGTGTATAATCGGTGTAGTTAACTGGATCAAGTCTGGCTACACCGTATGCCGGATCACTACGCCAACCACCGTACTCTCTTAAGTCTTGCGTTTGACGTTGAGCCATTGGGTGCGATGGACTCGTTAAGGGCGGCGACATACGCGCAGGATCAAGACCAGCAGTTGGTTGTGGTGTGTATGGGCCAGTCTTTTGTATCGGACGTTGAGCTTGCTGTGCGGCTGCTACGCCCCGTGGCGTGTATGGGTATTGTACTCCTCCAACGTTAGGCATCTGTTTTTCCTTCGTATTCTATGTCAAAAAACGGCGTATCAATCTCAAGATTACCGGGCAACGACTTGCAACCAACCAACAGGGCAAGCAACAAAATTCCCGCAGTAATTGCTAATATATAGATGACATCTTTTGCTTCTTTACTCATTGTTACGCTTTTCATTTACAGATTTCTTTGTTACACCCATGCACTTATAGAGAGACGATACCTCTACCCGTAGCATTGCAACTTCTTTGGCGAGCTTGTTCGTTTCTTTGTCATGTCCATTCAATCTGTCAATCAGTTTGACAATTATCGTATAAAGTTCCTTGATTTCTCCCGATAAATTGCGGAGGACGTAGAAGACAATC